ACAGAAGGGTATGCCATTTTATAGCTCCTTTAGCTATTTGCCTTTGCCAAATGACGTCGTAGACCGTTTTTCCCTAAAGAGTGGCATACGAGCGTCGTTTTCACGCATGAAGTTGTTATCCACGGACTCCATCTGGGACTGGTTTTTGTTAGCGAAGTATTCCTTACGCTGACGCATCAGTTCTTCTGGAGCCTTGCACAACAACAGTCCTGCGACTTCGATGTTGTTTTTGAAACGGCTATCTGGGTCTACCAACATCTGGAACTGAGGTTGTTCTTCGATGCTAACTGGCTCCCAACCTTCCCGTAGTTTGGACGAGATATTGCGGGGGTCATTTTGGCCCATTGAAGCTACACGTACCCAACGGTATGCGTAACCAGCTTGCTTGTCCGGTTCTGGCAGGGTCGATGCCGGTTGCCATACTTTCGGACGTTCAGCTTCTGCACGAGTTTCACGAGGGGCGCGGGTTGAACCCGATTTACCTTCTAGGGCGTCAATAATATCAGTCATCTTATTTCTCCATTTTCACTAGTTCACGGGCATACTGTTCAGGCGTTAAGCCTAGACGTTTTGCAATTGCCAGTTGGGACTGTTTCAACACAATCTTTTTGGGGGACCGTGTACGTGAGGCCGGAGCAACGACCGATGACGCTTTTTGTTCGCGTGCAGTGGACTTGGTGTCGCCACTATCCATTTCATCTCCGAAGTAATCGGAGAAGCGACGGCGCATAGTTTTGTCTACAACGCCCCAATATTCGTCGGTGCCTGCAAACTGCGGGCCACGTTCATTTATGAGCCTCTGATGAAGCCCAAGAGCAGCTGCGGTCATCTCTGGGTCGGAACCATACCACGTATTGCGCTCTTGCCACGCCATAGTTTTTTGGTCCAGCTGCGGAGTTTGCACCTGCTGTTGCGGTATTTCTACCGGAATGTCTTCCCTCTGTAAAGTAGGACGATAATTATTTATTTGCTGCATGCGGTAGTTGACTTCAGCAAGCTTCTGTTGCGCGTCTGCAAGACGGTCTGCGTCGCCAGACTCATACGCTTCCTTGAACTCACGCTTGGCCGCTACAGCTTCCATTTCTGCAGTATACTTATAGCTGCCCATCAAGGACTGTTCGCCCTGCGCTAGCGTGCTTTTTAACCTGCGGTTTTCATCGAGGATACGCTGTGCAACAGAAAGAGCTTCTGTCTTTTCGCGCATCTCACGTTCTTTTTCACGACGCTCGTCGTGCCAGACCTTCTTCATCTGCTTCAGACGGGTCTTTACCTTGTCGGAGTATTCTTCAAGCTCATCAGCTTCCAACTCGTCAACAAGTGCCTTCGGCATAGGCTCACGGCCACGGTCTGCCTCCGGTGTATCATCTTCAATTTCAATTTCGGGCTTGTCGGCTCCAGAAACGGGGGTTTCTGCTTCGACTTCAAACGAGAAATCGTCGAAGTCGTCATCATTCTGCATACTCATTTTACTTCTCCTATGTACGGGTTACGCCCGTTAAGCGCGGGAAATGCCCCGGGGGTCTTCAACAACACCTTCGACACTGTCGTCGTTAATGATGCGGAACTCACGACCGTGAATTTTCACACGACTACCTGCCATCGGGCGGGTCAGAATGAAGTCGCCTTCTTGGCACCATGGGCCAGACGGGAAGCGTTTCTCGTCCTTGTAGCAATCTGGGCCAAGCTTCAGCACCATAAGCACTGGAGTGGTAAGTTCTTCATACTGCTTGGTAGCGTCGGCCTTGAAGATGCCACCAGCGGTCTTCTCTTCGACTTCTGGGATAGCGCACAATATGCGATAGCCTGATGGGTCTGGAAGCTGCTTAGCCTTCTTCTCGTCGGTGTCGGGTAGGACGGTTGCGTCCTCAATGTTGTTTACGTCCGAAGCCAGAAAAATCTCTGGTAGGGTCGGGAGAGTATTGTCCTCTTCAGTCATCGTCTTGTTCCATCCTTTGTGCGGCTTCAGCCATGAAACCGTTTGAAATCATAAGCCCACGGATAATCCCGCAGGCGTATTTATAGTCCCCATGGTCCTTTGCAGTCCCACGGGCGAGGTCGCCGCTAATAACGTCAATCTCTTCTTGTACCTTTTTTGACAGGTACATCAGTAACTCACTGGTCATTCATTCTCCTTAGGCGTTGCAGTGTTGGGAACGGGTTGTGGTTGTTCAGTCTGCATGGCTTCACGGGCAATCTCGACACCCATGCGAAGTCCTGCTTCCTGTTGCTGTGCAGACAATTTGGCCTTGTCTGTGGCAACCTTTGCGCCGACCTGCAGGCCAGCGATTTCTTGTTGTGACGCGATGCGCTTGTTCTCAAGCTCAAGGCGGTCGTTCTTCTCAGCAGCGTCAATAAGCATCTTCTGCTTCTTAATCTCAAGCTCACCCTGCTTAATCTGAAGTTCCTGCTGCTGCATCTGTATGATGGGGTCTTGAGCCATCTGCTGCGCCTGTTGCTGTTGAGCCTCGGCTTGGTTCTTCTGGAGTAGCTGCTGGGCTGCTTGTGCAGCCAGACGGGAGACAGCCAACTCGGTGTTCTCGTCCATCTCAGCGTTGGGTGGTGGTAGCGGCACGCCAGCCTGTTCTTCGACCTGCTTGCGGTACGCAAACGCAAGGTGTTCTTGGATGTGTGCGGCTGCTGCGGCCATCATAGCCTGCGCGTTGGGGTTCTGACCCATGAGCTGAGCTATCTTGGGGTCTTGCATAGCAGCCATATGGACTGCGATGTGTGCTTCGTGGTCTTGGTAGATAAACGCCTTGACCGGCTTACCGTTCATAACGTCCATGTTCTCAGACACAGGGTCACGTGGCTTCATGTCATCGCCGTCCTTAAGTGGGACGAGCTTCTGGGCGTTCTTGATACCCAACACCTCAAGCATCTGGCGATGCAGGTACGGCAGGTCATAAATCTGCGGAGCACCTTGGGCCAGCTGGATGACAGCCTGATACTGCACAATCTTCTGCGCCATAGTGGCTGCGTTAGGGTCAGATACCGGAATGACCTCGACATTGTCGTAGTCAGACTTCTTGGCCCTACGACCGCCTTCTTCTGGCTCGTAGCTGTACGTATCTGGGGTGTAGTCGCGGATGATACCCTTGAGGAGCTGGAACTCCCGCTTCATCGCGTAGTGGACGCGTGCCTGCACGGCACTCATCATCTTCAACGTACGCTCAAGAATAGCCAGCGTAGTGCCCACAGGAGCCTGTGCAGACATGTCAGACACCTTCATGTCTGCCATACCCGCGAAACGACGACCTTCGTCTACGATGGTCCCCAGAAGCGAATACAAGACCTGTGAAGGTTCCTTGTAGGGTAGAGGCATGATATTGTCGCGCATCGTACCCGACGCTACGTCTACATCGCGCCATTCAGCTGGGCTTATGGGTGTGTCGTCACCCTTGACACGCAATCCCTTAGTTTTGAAGCCGCCCGGGAGATTAGATAGAGTACCAGCATCAACGAGCTGACGAATAAGGCTGGTACCAGACTTAGCAAAAGCACCGATAAGGTGAATAAGGCCAAAAGCGTAGAAGCCAAAACCCGGAACATATGAGTAATGTACGAAGTGATTGCGCTTAAGCTTTTTCTTGTCATCGGGGTTCCAATTCCGGCGTATGGATAGGACCGTTTCGGTCTCTTTATCTATGGTAATGACGTATGGGAGTGCGATTTCGAGCTTATTTTCCTCTTTATCGCGGTAGTCATCGTCCTCAATGACCAAATCTACGTGCATTTCGAGTAATTTGTACCGGTCGTCGGTCTCGGCACGGAAGCCAAGCTGTTCTGAAATCTTCTGTTCGACCTCATCCATCGAATTGACGGGGTCTGGCAGGTCTACGTCACGGTAAAAGCCCGACGCTTGGAGCTTTTTGAGCTCGTTCGGGGTCTTCCGCATCACATGGGTGACGCGTTCAGCGACTTCCAAGCTGGACGCGCCATAAGGCACAACTACGTCTTCCGCAGTTACATACATAGCGACCTGACGACCGAGTGATGGGTCGAAATACACCTTTTTGAACGCATTACCCGCAAGGCCCAACCCCCACAGCATCCGCTCATGTTCAGGGCGATACTCGACCATCACATCGGTCAACTGATAATTCATATCTTCTTGGACGCGAGTCGCAGCGTCCTTCTTCTCTACGGTTTCTTTGCCGATTATCTGCGTACGCACCGGCCCTTGGGCCGGGAATGTCTCGCTCATGGTCTCAGCTTGGAACTTAACTACGGCTTCAGCCAGCAGTGGGTGATGCACACCACATGCACCGGGCCAAGGCTCCGTGCGGTCCTCGACCTTCATACCCAACAGCTCAAGCCCGTCTACATAAGTCTGTATCCAGTCCTTGCGGCTGCTGATATCCTCGTCAAACTCACCCAGCAGGTCGCCAGCAAGCTCTGCTAGCATGCCCTCGTCCATGTCTTCGGCTAGGTTATCGTTAAAGTCGCCCTCGTCCTCACTCGGGTCAATCTCAATCTCCATCCCGTCGATGCCAATGTTGACACTCTCAGGGTCTTCAATCTCAATCTCAATGTCAGGACCGTCATCCAGCTCCGTCATCATCGGAGACATGCCCAGCGGGGCTTGGTTAAGCGACTTGTCGATGTCCATTTACTTGGCTTTCTTTTTGGTCGCAGCCTTAACTACGGTTTTAGCTACGGATACCACTGGTGATATCACTGCGGCTGCTTCAGCCACATCAGCTGCCGCTTCCGCTACGTCCTCGATGATGTCGAACACGTTCTTTTTCTTGGGCTTCGGAGCAGGCTGCGTTTGGTTTGCGCCTAGAATAGCGTCGTTATATGGTACGCCTGCTGCACGTGCCTCATTGAAGGCCGTACGCTGGTCGTCAGACCATTTCGACCATTGTGTTTTACCGATAGGAAAAAGTGCCTTAACATCTGCCATTAGTAATATCCTTGATTGCGTCTGGATTTGAAATACACGATATCATCGGGCTCGTCTAGGTTAGTAGTCACGTAGCCCCCGCGCCTAAACCTGTGCAGTGCCATGGACACTGTATCGACGTAGTCATCGTTAGCTCCGGCGGGAAATTCAGCCACTTCGTCGATTACTTCTTCTGCCCAGCGCGTTGCTGGAGCCCATACCCGGCCTGATGCGAATATGTCGGCTACGCCATTGAGCCTTGAGATTTTATCATTACCCCTCGTCGGGGTGAACTCCTGCACCGGTATACCCATAGCCCGCATCTCGTAGATGAGCGGGGCACCTGACGCCTTCTTTTCAATGATGACCCCGTCTGGGTCCCACTCCTTATACTCTTCGACAGCCACACGTTTAAGCTCGGGGAACTCCATGCGGTCACGGAACGCATTAAGCAGTATGATGTTGGCCTGTGTTATGCCGTTGTCGTCTGGGTGGTAGAACACGCCCCATGTAGTGCATGCTGAATAGTCAGCTCGGCTCGTTTTCTCGAACGCCGTATCCCATACCTGCAGGACAAAGTCACAGCTTGGCGGGTCATCACCTTCCCACTCCTGCCACCACTCACGCTTGACGATAGCCGCAGACTCGGACACCGGGTTCTGCTGATACTGCGCCATCCACTTACTGTTAGGGACGTCGCGTTTTACCTTCTCAAGCTCCTCTAACTCCCAGAACTCAGGCCACAGCGGGTTGCCGGAGGGTAAAATGGCTGGAAATTCAATGACTTCCCACTCACCGAGGCTGTCGTTAGCAGCTGCATCTTTAAGTATCTGCCCAGTCAGGTCGCGCTTCGACCAGCGCGTCATCACAACAATAATGGCACCACCCGGCTGGAGACGCTGACGCGGCCCAGATGTATACCACTCATATGCTTTGTCGTAGATGTCGGGGTTAGTTTCCGCGATAGCAGCTTCCTGCTCCGAGTGCGGGTCATCAATGATGAGCACGTCAGCACCTTTACCGGTTACCGCACCGCCCACACCGATGGCGAAATAATCACCCCCTTTCGATGTATT